ATCCAGCTGGTGCATTAATAGTATTATCGTTTGCAGCTAATGTACCTTCTTGAACAAATCTTTCAGAGTCCATAGGAAGTTCTTGATAAATCCTCATTTCAGCACTCATTATAAAACCATCTAAAATAGTAGTTGTAAAAACATCAGAACTAACTTCAGTATAATCCATGATGGCTTGTTTTAGTGTAGTGTAATCGTATTTTTTAACTCCTGACATTATAAACTCTCTATGTTAAGAGGACTAATAACACAATTAAATCCTCCACCTGTTGCAGTGCCTGTTGCAGCACTTGGTAATGTTAATGTAAAACTATTATAATCTGTTACCGTTGTGTTAGCATCGTTAACATAACTTGTTCCTACTAAAGAAGCAACTTTAAATGACCCGTAGACCGTGGCTCCGGAATCATGAGAACCGGCAGTTGTAGANGGCGGNGTATATCCTCTGTAGATAGAAGATGTACCTCGAGTACACCCTGTTAAATCATTAGATGATCTTCCAGTATATTGAATAACTTCATTTTGATATGTACCAACTTTTAAAGGGTCGGTTGTATCTGATGAAGTTAAAAGTTTTATAATCATAATAAATCCAGAAGTTGGAAAATTAGATCCATCAGTTAATGTTATTGTAGTCGCACTACTTGTAATATCCCCATTTAAAGTTGTCTGTAATTGAAACTCATCAACTGTTACTCCAGCGACAGCTTCTTTAACTGCAGTAAATCTTAAAACATCATTTACCTGTAATGATCCTTCAGGAAACGAAACTGTTAAAGTTGTGGTTCCGGCAGTAGTAAAAGGATTAAATGGTAAAAAATCTTGTGTTCCAAATTCTGTTCTCGCTGGTCTTGCTCTTTGTAAAGCTTGGGGATCAGCACTTGTAGGTTTTGGATCTAGTTGTGGAGATTTAGGTTCATATTCAGAACGATGAACCCATGCACCTGTCCATTCTCTAACCATTTCATTATATGGAAATGCCATACCTGACCTATCAGATATTGATAAAGCAAATTTACCTTGTGAAAAAGTAGTCATTAACTAATCCCCGGATAATATATTTTAGGAGAAATATAAGTAGAATTAGAAGAACCATCTTCATCCTCTGCTCTTAATAGTTCATCCTCATATAAAAGTTTTAATTCTTGTACTCTTTGTGGCGCATATTTAACTGCTAAATAAAATGCTAGACCTGCAATCATACAAGGTACAAATCTGTAAGGAACGTCGGTTGCATTTGTATAAGCACCAACATCATCTATTCTTTTTGTATAATAAAAATTAATATAGTTTCCATCTTGAGCTGCGCCTGGAGTTAAATATAAAGTCATTGTAACTTTATCTACGAATCTCTGCACCCAATATTGAGTAGGTAAACCTGTAGCAGTTTTATTTGAAAATCCTTGATACTGTGATCTACTAATTTTTGTCATTGGAGTATCAACAGAAGTCGATTTTACTCTATAATCTGCTTCTTGAATATCTGTCATTCCATTTGGAAATTGTAAAACCGCATCATCTGTACTATGAGTAGCGGCCGTGCTTCCATTAACACCTCTTACACAACCTGTTAAATTTAGACTAGAGATTGCTGCGTAAGTAATTTGTTCTGTTCCAATTGTAATTATACCACCTGTTGTCGGCATACCTGTAACTGAAGCTACTCCAATTGTAGCAACACTTGCATTTATTCCTGCCGATAATGTAGTTGAAATTCCACTAGACGTACCATCAGCTGGTGATCTATAAAAAGTATAGACAGCTTGGTCCTCTACTAATGCAATATTTTGATTTTTTACTTCCCAAAATTGAAGTCCTCTATTACCCCATTCAGAAAATAAAATGTTTAATGATCTTCTAGCAGTCTTAAGCTGGTGTCCAGCCGTGCCTTGCATCCCAATACGTTCGTATGCATCTTCTATAATTTCGTCTATGCCTAGGTTCTTATCGAAAACATAAGAGCCTGAAGTGGTATTAGCCATTTAAACTCCTTACGCGTAATAGGCTGTAAATGAATCTATAGCTGATAATGTTACGTAAGGTGCAGTATCAAACTTAACTCCGTTACCACCAAAATTAAAATTTAAAGTATCATTACTNGTACTTCCACCTTTAAGATGAATTTTAATAACNCCTGCAGCAGAAGTATTGTCGTGAATAGTTATTTCACCATCTGCGCCAGTTAAATGTGCATTAATACTTATAATTCTACATGGTCCTAAATCTACAGAAGAACCACCTATGCTTCCTTGTAATTCACCCGTAGATGTTAATTCAATAGAAGCTTTAACATCAGATAATTGTGTACCCATAATTTTCTCCTTAGTAAAGTGCTCCCGGAGGAGCACTTTAAAATTATCTATTAACTACTGAACAAGAAAGTTCCCGCAGTAGCTGTTGTATATTTAGCTAAGTCGGTAGCCACATTCCAAATACCGTCTTCAAAGCATGTGAAATATACATAACAACCAATTGTTACTATATTAGTCGCTGCATTGACAGGTGTATAGGTTAGTTTTGTTTCATCTGCTATAGACGTATCAATAGATGCTACAGCACCAGAAGTAGTTTCAACTTTTGAACCAGTTCTAAAAACATCACTTCCTGCACAATCAAAGCTAAGTGCAGCCACTGATGCGTGAGCTACATCCACTGATTGAAAATGTACTACCACAACTCCTGCTGTCGCAGCCGGTAATGTTACCGCTTGAGCAGCAGCCCCTGTGTAGTTATTAATCGTAATTACATTAGCTGTGTAAGTTAATGTACCTGACGTTGCCACCGCAGTAGCAGTTAGACTTGTAAGATCTGGTTTCATTCCCAGAGTTCTTGCAGTATATGCTCCTGTTGTAGTATTTTTATTGACCTGTTGAAATCCTTTTTCGGATCTAACCGGACCGTTAAACGTTGTTGTTGCCATTTTATAATCCTCCTAGATTACATGGATATCGTCTCTAGGCCGTCGACTATACTCGTCGATATCCAATTAATTAATTGTATAGTGTGATTTTTATACAACAGTTTTAAGTAGAGCGCAAGAGGGCATGTAATGTGGATAAGAATTTTCCAACGATGTAGCTTTTGTTTAAGTAGCTACAGAAACTTGTGGGGCAGCATTAATGATTGCATTTTCTCTATCTGCAATCTTTGATTCCTCGGCTTTGATCTCAGTAATAATGCTTTTAATAGCATTATCAATTTCGACCATATTAAGAGTATATTTACCACTTTGCTCATACTCCAACTGCCACTTCAACTCCAAGGATCGTTTTTGTTTGTACAGGTCTAGTATCATCAACCAACTCCTCGTATGTTATTCTACGGGGCATGTCTCTAAACATTCCCGTCGATTCCCAGTTTATACTCTTTTCTCCAATTTTGTCAAGGATTGAATTTTCAATAGATTCAGCATTATCCTCAGCTAAAATTTTAAATTTAGCGTGATGATCATAAGCCCAAATATTTACTAGGAATTGTCGCATTTTTCCNTTCTATTTAATGATTGTGGCGGAAGTGTGTCGATTGTTAAAATATTTTTTTAAAATTGTCCAATTCAAAAACTTTTGAATTTTGCTGTTTTTGAAAAAAGCATCTACCAGCTTTTCTACCAAGTTGATGACAAAATATAGGGTATTTAAAAGCAGGATTATTTATATAGGCTTCATTGGTATAATTTTTTACTAAATCTATATCTATTTTACTTCCATATGTGTCAAATCCAAAATTTGCACAACCAATATCAAAATCATCTACCATAACATATCCTTTATCTATATTACTCAATTCATCTTTTAATGGATGGTAATTACCCCAATGCGCATCAAGATAAAAAATAATATTAGATTCATGATTTACTTGTTTAATTAAATATTCACTCGATACTTCATGAACATCTACATTTTTATATTTTTGTAATCTCATTTTTGCTAGGTTGACATAGGAATATTCTATATCACATGTGATAATTTTTTTATTAGGATATCTAATTGCTAAAAATTCTGTAGTATCACCAGCATTACAACCTGTCTCAACAATTACATCTATATTATTATGATCTATAACTGTACAAAAGTCATATGCTTTATGAATATCAAAATTAAAAGGTCCTCCACCACCAACTAAGCCCAGACCTAATCTTTGAACGGAATAAAATTGTTTTTGAAATTTCTCTCTATCTATAATCAAATTAACCCTTTTTCATTCTTTCTTAAAAGTTCCATTCTTTCTTAAAATTGTAATTGTGGCGGAACGATGTCCCGCCACAAAAAGTTTGTTAAGTATTACGCTCCAGCTGTTCCGAAGATACCTCTAGGGTCAGACACGCCGAAAACGTATCTTTCTCTAGCTTTGTATCTAACGTTGCCAGTATCGAAATCACCTTCCATCTTAGTAGATAGAGGAGTTCTTTCGAAATGTTTCATACCATTTGGCACATCTGTTTTAATGAACCAAGCATCAGTGTCTGTTAAGAAATTGTTAACAGAGTATCCTTGAGGAATCATCCCCATAGATTTGATTGCGTTGATATCATTATCAGCAGTTCCAACTCTACCAGCAGAAGCCATAAGTCTTTCAGCTGTGAATTGTAGCGCAGATGGGATGATCATCTTCATACCTTTAGCAGCGATTTTTAAACCTCTTTCATCAGTCATTGCAGCAATGTCAATCAAAGCTTGTTCTAATGAAGTTTCGTTTAAATCCGCAGCCGTAGATAACGTATTGCTGAAAGATCCAGCAATAGTTGTATGCGAAGCGTTAAATAGAGTTGCACCGTCACCTGAAGTGAATGTGCCGAAACCATTGTTTAATGGTGACGCCCCTTTAACTTGTTTAGTTTGAGCCATAGATCTTGCTAAAGCTTTTGTATATCTAGAAGCCAGTCTGTCATACAAGTTGTCTTCAATTGCTTCCTCAGTGATAGCAAACGCTAACGCGATTGTCTCGTTAGTGTATCTAGC